AGAACCTCTACCAATTTCTCATATAATTCCGTTCGTATCATTTTATTTCAAATTTCAAGTCGTTTGCAAAATAATCCGCAAGGTTTTCCTCCACAATCTGCTTAACCGCTTGTTCCACCTCCGGCGATTTCCCCAAGAACTGTCTGCGTGGAATATGTATGTCGGTGCCCTCCTTCTTCAGAGCCATCCACTTCCAGAACTCCGCCTCCGTAGTCAGTTGTCGGGTTCGTTTGTCGTTCCTTAAATCCCCGTTCTTCTTACGTCCGAATGCCCCCACGGATGAGTAGTATCTGTACCAAAAGTAACGTTTCATCTTTTTCGTCACCTTTATATCTCCACCGTTATTGTGGATGGCAGCGTATGGAAGGTCGGTGTAGAACACAATGCTGTTTTCCGTGGTTCGGCTGCGTATGCTCTTGCGCAAGTTTCCGGTATCTACCAGTATGGTACCACCCGGACGCGTCGGGCTGCTTCTGCGCTGCCACCCCTCGCCAAAGAAGGACTGCCGTTCAAAGTTCTTATCAAACTCATCGCTCAGCTCCACCTTTATGTCTTTCAGTATTCGTTTAATGATTACCTGCAAATCCTTGTTCATCGTTGTCAATCTTAAACAATAAAAGTTGGCACATATCTTCTGCTATCATATTCCGCTCATCCGAACTTGCATTCATGATGTTGTAAAACGTGCGCTCCGAAATAGCATACACAGGATATATGTACCTGCGCCATATCTCACGATTGGAAATACCACTGTGAGCGTGCCGGTCATATATCCTGTTGATTTCTACAACACGTTTTTGATAACTCAATCCGCGCCGTTTTCCCATGTTCTATGCTTTACTTTTATCCTTGTAGGGGCGTATATCGTAGTCCAGATATGCAGACACCAGTACTCTGCCACTACCCTGACACTGAGGGCACGTACTCGGCAACTCCGTTCCTACCAATCCCACGCCGTGGCATCTACGACAAAGTGCTATCTTACGGCTCTTCTTCATCTGTATTCTCATGCCACATCCTCCTTCTTCGGTTCTACATAGAATGCCTCGTCCTGCGCCACCATGATACCGCACTTCTTCATCATCTCAGCCACAGTCTCGCCGTCACGGTCGGCAAGCAACTTATCCTTGGCTATAGCCTCCTCCGTGCGTACATATCCCGGAAGGAACTCCTTCACCAACTGGAGTGCGCTTGCCCATGTGAATCCCTTCAAGGTCTTCAACTTGGGCTGTCCGGTGCGGAAACCTATGATTCCGTGAACCATCTCCAAACTCTTCTTCTTGGAGAATAGTTCGTTCTGGTTCTCCGTAGCGTATGCCTGTAGAGTCTCAAACGCCTTGGTCTTCTCCTCCTCCAGTTCTGCCAACTTGGCAGCATACTTGTCACGGATCTCTGCACAAGCCAACTCTATGTCGGCGGTTATCTTTGCACTTTGTGCCTCGGCAACTGCGTACTGTGCAAACGCATCATCTGCGGCTTCTCTTGTCACACCGCTGATAATAATCTTTTTCGTTCTTTTTGCCATTGTAGTAGCTTTTTTCATTATTAGGGTTTTTAATCTATGTTGTCTTCAATACTGTAAGTCTTCTCGCCATACTCCTTTTGCAATTCGTACACCAGTTCGTCCACATATTGGAGATATTCTTCTTCACTCAGTCCATCGGTAAGTTCGGCTATATGTGCTTTCACCTGCCGGATAAATCCTTTTGTACTCATGCCTCTGCTGCATCGGTTGTCATATACTCTATGTAGATAGGCCCGTTTTCCCGTGCATCCTCCGGATGTTTTGCCAAACCACCCTTCACCTTTATGGAGCGGAGCTTCACAGCCAACAGGCGTAGCTCTTCGACAGTAATTTGAGCGAATGGCTTCCCGGCTATGCGTGGATGCTGGCAGAAGTTGTTGATACGTGCCCAATCGGCGGTGTTGATGCCAATCATCTGCATAAGCTTCAAACACACACTCCGGTTTCGGCGGAGTTTTTCACGTTGAGTCGTCACCGTTGGCCCTTCCTGCGAAATTCTTGTCAGGTCACGGATGCAGGTGTTGTACTCCTGCTCGGTCATCTTCTTTAGACTATCGGTTCGGTTCTGTGTATATTGCAGGACTATTTCCTTCTTCAAGTCCTTGCGGTCACCATCGTATGGCAGTTTGTTCAGTAGAACATAGAACCACGCATACTTGGAATGTTCTTTATTGTCATTCATTTTACATCTGTTTTAGGGGTTATACATTGTTGTTGGTTTGGACTATTCCGTCTTCCCATACCACGTAGTGACTTCCTGCCTCGCCTATGGCTCTGCCTTGACAGTAGGCCTTGTAGCCCATCACTCGCACCTTCATGTCCGACAGGTATCTCAATCTCAAAGCAGGTTTGCCCATGGGCTGTCCCTTTGCCTCTTGGCTCACAAAGATGAAACACTTGTTCGGGAACAGGTCTTTCACCAAATGTTCGCACTGTTCGTATGTCCAGTACGCCAACTGGAAGGAATCCACCACAACGAACTTGGGGCTTTTCGGCTTCTTCAATCGCTCCACCACATCGTCGAACGTATCGTCCGTCACCACTCGGAACTTTCCTTGTACCGTATCCATGCCGAGGTATTCCATCCGGCGTTGAAAACTTTGGTTTATGCCCTCCTCGTATGAGAGATACAGCACCGTTCCATAATTACATAATTCTTTGCTCAACTGCATTACAAAGGAGCTTTTGCCACTTGCTGATGCTCCGCTTATGAACCATGAGGCATTGTCTGCCGGATGCCCGAACGGTTCGGCCCATTTTTCACACCATGGGAGGGTCACCCATTTCTTTGAAGCTATATCTTTCGGACTATATGCACGCTTCATCTTTTCACCATTTATACTTTAAAACTTACTGTTAGAATCGACATTTCTTTTTTATTAGGTATCATCTTTTGCTTGTGTCCGTCGGTTTATTGTGTTTCGAGCTTCAGCTTTTCAATCTCGGTGTAGACACGCCGTAGACCTCCGTTTGTCTTTCGCACTATGGCAGCTATGTCAGTCCCCTGCGGTGCATTCAATCGTGCCACAACCTCCGCTTGCCCCTTCAGGAACTTGTCCCGCTCGTGTCCATCGTCGGGAGTTACACGACTGTAACGGTCACCGTATCGGCTGAACATCTCGGTGTATCCCACCTTCTTGCACTCTATGGAGCGGTTTATCTTCTCCTTCAGTCCGTCGGCACCCATCATGTACCAGGCACAGCACCGCTCGGTTGCGTTCCAGAGAGCCTTCAGTTCCAAGAATGCCTCATACTGTAGGTCGCCTGCCTCATCGAGGATGATCAGCGGAGTGTCTATGCTGCGGAGGTAGTAAACCAAATCCTCGTAGATGTCGGCATAGTGTCCTTTGTTGTCCACACCAAACTCACCGGCTACCTTGCGTATCAGTTTCAGTTTGGTCTTCACTTGGGAGCAATCTATGTAGACAGCGTTCTTGTGTGTCTGCACATAGTACTTAGCCGTGAAGGTCTTTCCTATGTTGGGCACATCACAGAGGATGGCACTCAGCCCACGCTGTTGTGAGAACTCCAACTGAGTGGTTATGTACTCAAAGGTCTCGGTCTTGGCAGCCTTCCACTCTATCTCGCCACGCAAGGTAACGTTCAGTCGGCGTGCCACGCTTACCCAGTTGGCATCGCTCAGTGTGCGGTCGGTCTGTCCGTTTTTAATGGCACTGTACACAGAGGTACTAATACCAAAGGAAGCAGCGTGCTTGGCATCGCTCGGATAGTTCGCTCTATTGGCGGCTATCGCTTCCGTAATCTTCTTTTTTTGTGCATCTGTAATCATTGTAGGTTACTTTTTGATGGTTGTTATAATGTTGTTTGAACTCTGTTCTAATATCATTCTATAAGTCTTCTAATGCTCTGTTGGCAGGCATCCAGTCGTCCACGTAGGTTTCGGGTTCCGCCTCCGGCTGTGGCAGCGGTGCTACCTCCAGTGCCGTTATGTCTTCCTCCGGTTCCGCCTCCGCTATGTAGTTCTTATTGGTGGTCATCACACCAACGGGAGCTATGGCGTTGTCGCGAACAAACTTGTTGAACTTCGATATCTTCTTGTGTTGCTCTATCATGTTCGCTATGTCTTCCTCCGTCTGCTCGGCCATTACACGGTTGAAGGTTTCCACCTTTTCCACCTTGTCTATGAACCTGTCTCCTTGGAACAAGTACACATCCGTCGGTTTGTCATTCTCGTCCGGTAGATAGTAGGCAGTCACCTTGTAATTATTGGGCTGTAGCTTATCCAGTACTCCGGTATCGCTCAACCACCAGTCCTCGTACGCCACACGTACCGTACTGTTTCGGCGGATGCTCGTTTCCACGCGCTCACCGATATATCGGCTCAGCATCATCTTGTCATACGGCTGCAAGGTGGGGTTAATGTTCGCCACAAGCACATCCCATCGGCTCATGTTCGGATACTTCTTCTGGTTGGGATGGAGTGCATTGTTCCACTCGGCACTGTCCGCACGGTCTTCTGCCACCAACTGTTCCCATGTAAAGTATTCGCTGTCCTCATACAGCTCGTTGGTCTCGTCGCTCACCTTCTTGTATTCCTGTCTCCATTTGCCCTTACCATAGAAACGACCTATACCCTCGTGGTTCTTGTGTATCACGCTGCGCTTCTTAGCACCGTTCAATGGCTCGGCATACTTCTCTTGGGAGTTCTGCGGAGCACAGAAATGGACGAACGGGAACGCCGTACCTGCTTGCAGGAATCCATCCTTGTACTGGCTCATCAAGTGGTTCTCCACCTCTATACCTGCCGGCATTCCCCACCCGTGTTTCTCTATCAGTCGGAACATATCCCGGAAGCAGTCCACCACCAGGGCATCGTCCTTCTTGCGTGCATAGCTGGCTCCAATCACACACTGGCTCACCACGTCGTATGCATAGTAGGCATGAACCCTCTGTTTGGTATCCTTGAGCTTTCGTGTCAAGTCCACGTCATCCATTGTTATCTGGCTCAGGGAGAATTCTCCGTTGTGGCGGTGTACGTGTGGCATCTGCTCGTGCTGGAAGGTTGTCCATCCGCTCAGAGCGTGTTCCACAAGTAGCTTGTTCTTGGGTTTGTTCAGCACATTGTTGATGGTGCTCTCACTCAGGTTCTTTGGTTCACCGCTTTTGTCCGTGAAGTCGTCCGGGTTAAACACCTCGCCCGTATCCAAGTCGTACACATCAAGTTCCGAGGTCACAAAGCTCAGATACATCTCGTGTACGTTGCTGTTGAAGGGTCTGTTTGGCAGTGCAGCTATGCTCAGTATCAGTCGTTCCGTCTTGTGGTCTACCTTGCGTGCGCTCTGGTTGCCAAACTTACCGCTGATGAGACAGGCATATCCTTCCTTCTTGTACTCGTTCACCTTCTTACGGAAACGGAGGGTGGATGCAGGCAGTGTGTGTCCCAGTTCCTTGCGCAAGGTCTCAATGGTGGTAGCCATCTTTTCCCAGTTGTACTTGCCTCCAAATATCTTTTGGCTCGCACTGGCACGGTCGTACAGCTTAATGCAGCAATTCAAGACAGAAGCATTCGTTATGTACTCCTTTATCTTGTCCTCGCTCAGATCTATCCCGGTCTTCTCGCGATCGTGGAAGTATGCCACTGCCAATTGGTCTGTCTCGTAGTTGGACAGTATCCAGTTGTTCAGTATCAGCTCACGCCCACCGGGGTACACCTTGTCTACTGCCTCACGATACTTGGATGGAAGACTGTCAACGGAAACTAAAGCATAACATCCGGGACCGGAACCTCCTCCACGACGCACTACGTCTATTTTTCCGCGTGCGCTCATGGCTTTGTAGTTGGGGTGAGTCATAATACCACCCTCTACGAGGTCACGTGCTGATATACAGAGTTTATTACCGTAGTATTCCATGGTCGCCCTCCTTATCTAAGTGCTCCTGCAAAGTCCTGTATATTTGGAATTTCCTTGACAGTTACGTTGTTGTAATGGCGTATTTTGTCACCTTTGTGGAAAACATCACACCCACCATCTGTCGTGGAAAATTCCAACATGGCATCGTTCGGGAAATACTGACGAATGTAATGATCTGCGTCATGCAATGTCTCCACCATGGGAGCCGTTACCATGATGATACCACCGCGCTTAATAGCAGCGACACGTATCTTGTTAGACAGTTCTGTATTACCCCTGCCTTCATCGTAACGAATGGCGTTAAATACGGTACGTTCGCTTACTCCGAACGCTTTCATTAGAAACTCTCGGTCTGCCTTCTTGATGTGAATGAACTTCTTCATTGTCTTACCTGTTTTTAATTGAAATCTTAGTCAAAAAATATCGTATAATAAAATCACTAAATTTGCGCCTTTTTTTGTAACTTTGGACGCTTGTTCATTAATGAACGTGCAAAAGTATAAACAATTTTCTAATTACGCAAATAAATTTGATTATTTTTATGTCGGAGAATAGCATTTTATCTAGAATACAGGTGATATCGGAACAAGAAGGGGTTAGTATTGCAGCTATAGAACGTGAAATAGGTGCAAGCAACGGCGTTTTGTCACGCGCAATTAAAAATGGAACAGATATTCAGTCTAAATGGATTCAACTTATTGCAAAAAGATACCCATCATATTCAAAAGAATGGCTCCTAACTGGAGAGGGTGGTATGCTACAAAACAGCCAACTAGAATATAAAAAACAGGAAACACCACCAACGACTGTACCTACAGAGTCATTAATACCGTCAAAGTCACTAATAAAACAAAGAATTCTTCAGTTATTAGAAAAGGAAGGTATTTCTCAATATGAGTTTTACAAACGTACTGGCATAACAAGAGGTATTTTATCTCAAGATAACGGAATTAACGAGAGTAATATGATGAGAATTCTTGCGTACTACACAAATTTAAATGTAAATTGGCTTATTAAGGGGGAGGGGGCGATGTTTATAACCGAAGATAAGCACCCAGAACAAGAAAAAAGTGATAATTTCCACCTCGCAATACACACGGAAAAGCAGAATGAAGGTATTCCACTTATACCCATTGAAGCAATGGCTGGTATTTTCACCGGAGAAAATATCATCAACGAATACGAATGCGACCGATATGTTGTGCCTGCCTTCAAGGGAGCCGACTTTCTTATAACAGTAAAAGGAAGCAGTATGTATCCAAAGTATAGCTCTGGAGATATAGTAGCCTGCCAACGGGTACCGATGTCCGATTTATTTTTTCAATGGAACAAGGTTTATGTTATCGACACTAATCAAGGAGCATTAATCAAAAGAATTAACCCCGGATCCGACAAAGATCATGTCCTAATAGTGTCCGAAAACAAGGATTATCCACCCTTCGAGCTGCCTTATACATCCATTCATGGGGTCGCAATAGTAGTCGGTGTCATACGTTTAGAATAGCAAACGAGATGTTCTTCCGGAAATCAAGCGGTACCTCTCTACACCCCCAAAGGTACGGTGTTACCCCCTCTTATACCTTATTATATATACGTAACACCCCTAAAATAGGGGCTTTGAGCATAGCGACCCCCTAAAAACATAGGCATTTTAGGGGGGTCTATCGGGCGAAAAAACGTTCCTATTTTTAAAAATCGGGTATGTTTCCCCCTCTCTATCACCCCCTAAAAATAGGGGTTTTGTAACCCCACTCTACCAAATTTGTAACCCCACTCTGTAACCCCACTTGTAACCCCACCCCTCTTTTAGGGGGGTAAAATAGGGGTGTTACACCCC